GGCCGCTCTGGATGAGGCGATCGCCAACACGGTCGACCCGACCCATATCCTGCTGCCCTTCGCCCTTCGCACCAAGTTCGGCGCGACGATGCGGAACCAGACCCTGTCGGGCAACCTGAACCTGACCAAGGACGACTTCGGTCGTGAGGTCATGACCTACAACGGTCTGCCCTTCCTGGTCGGCTACGAGACCGGCCCGGACACCGCCCTGCTGCCCTTCACCGAGACCGCTTCCGGCGGCGGCTCTGCTGTCACCTCCTCAATCTACGTCATGTCGCTGAAGGAAGGCCACATCTGCGGCATCCAGGTCGCGCCGATGTCGGTCAAGGATCTGGGCGAGCTGCAGTCCGAGCCGAAGCACCGCACCCGTATCGAGTGGTTCAACAGCTTCTGCATCGAGAACCCGTATGCCGCCACCCGCCTGACTTCCATCACCAACGCCGCGATCGTGGCTTAAGGGGACACCGACCATGGCCACCGCCACTCAGATCCGCTCCTACACCTACGACTCGTCCCTCTCGCTCAAGGCGGCCGGCCTGGTCGCCGCTGACGCTGCCGGCTCGCTGATCGTCAACGTCGGCGACGCCACCTTCAAGGGCGTGGCTGTCATCGATGTGTCCGCAATCGAGATCGCCTCGAATGACGAACGTTACATCATCTCGGTGCAGGGCTCGACGTCGGCGACCTTCGCCAGCGACGTTCAGAACCTCGCCTCGCTCGAACTGGGCGCGACCGAGGTCCGCTCCGGCGGCGCCATCGACTCGCTGACCGGGCGCTACGAACTGTTCTTCCTGAACGAGCAGGACGGCATCGTGTATCCCTACATCCGCATCTACACGGATGTCTCGGGCGCGATCGCCACGGGCATCAACTACGCCGCCTTCATCGGTCGCGATCACCTGACCAACGCATAAGGTGCTGCCGATGCAAGTCGACAAATACGGCAACACCCGCCTGATTGACCGGGAGACCGGCAAGCCGCACGTTTGTTGCGCGGCTTCCGCCCGCGAGATCCTGCAGGTGGCAAGCCTGGCCGACGACGGCGCTCCGCGCTACGTCTGCGAGGCCGACTATGACGGCCTGTCGGTTGCTGACTCCAAGGCGGCCAAGGCAGAGGCGGCCAAGGCTGCTGCTGCTGAAGCCAAGGCGGCAAGGGAGGCTGAGGCTGCTGAGGCCAAGGCCCGTCTTGACGCCGCCGTTGACGCTGAGATCGCCCGTCGCAAGAAGGCCGGCGCTCTCTAGCACTCTCTCCGGGTGAGGCTGAACTGAACCCGTCGTTCTTCGGAGCGGCGGGTTCTTCTTTGCCCGTGCGTTGAGCCGCCACCGCCCTCGCGCAACCTGCGCCCATGCCTGCCTTCTCCGCCCCCATCGAGGTCGTCCAGGCCGCCCTGCACCGCATTGGTGAGGAGGAGATCACGTCGCTCGACGATGACTCGTCCGGCGCCCGTGTCGCGTCCTCGAACTACGAGGGCATCGTCCGCAGTTTTTTCGCGCGCCACGCATGGACCTTCGCCAAGCAGACGCTGGCGTTGACGTACCAGGGCGCGGTCACGCTGGGCCCGTACCTGCACGCATTTGTCTGGCCGTCGACGGTCATGAATATCCGTTACGTCATGCAGGACGGCGTCCGGCTGCGCACGGGCGAGTACACGATCGAAAGCGGCCGGGTGCTGACGCGCTCCAATCGACCCTTGCAGGTGGTGGCCACGGTGCGCGCTGATGAGGCGGACTGGCCCGGCGACTTCTCTGAGGCCGTGGTCGTGCGCATGCAGGCGCTGTTCCTTGAGGCGTTGTGCGACAAGCCGCAGGACGCGCGACTGAAGACCCGCGACGCCGATGTGCTGATGCGCGACGCGATCATCCGCGACAAGCGTCAGGAGCCCGGCGTCAGCATTGAGTTCGTCCCGCTGGCCGAGGCGTGGCGCGGCTCGCGTCCGTCGCGGACGGCGCTTCGTGGCTAGGCGCTCTCCCTTCATCACCAGTTTCGCGGCGGGAGAGATCGCCGAGGAATACCTGATGCGGACCGACCTGCAGGTTCGCAACGAGGCTTGTCGCCAGTTTCGCAATGCGCAGACGCTCGCCGGAGGCGGGTTCCGCAGGCGTTACGGCACCAACCATGTGGCGGCCCTGACCGCACTGACCCGGCTGGAAACCTACGGCGTGGGCACCGACGACGCGCGTCTGCTGCTGTTCAGCGCGGGCGTGTTTGAGGTCCGCGACCTGGCCGGTGCGGTCATCCAGACGATCAGCTCGTCCGTGCCGTGGGTCGCCGCGGATCTGTTCACGATGCAGGTCGCGATTGAGGACGGCAAGATCGTCGTCTGCAGCCGATCCTTCGCGCCGCAGATCCTGACCCTGACCGGCTCGACCTGGGCGATCGCCAGCCTTGGCTTCGCCGACGGGCTGAACGGTTCCAAGCTCCAGCCCTACTGGCGCTTTGCTGCGCGCGGCGTGAGCCTGACACCGAGCGCATACACCGGGACTGGCGTGACCTTGACGACCAGCGCGGCCTTCTTCGACGCTGACCATGTCGGCACGCGGCTGCGCTACACCGGCGTCGAGATTTCGGTCACGGGCTACACGAGCTCCACCGTCGCCACCGGCACCGTCGTCGGCTCGCTCTACCCCACCCTGACCGTGACTGTCGGCTCGTCGACCGGTTTCCTTGTCGGGCAGGAAGTGCAGGGTGAGGACTCGCAGGTGACCGGCGTTGTCGCGGGCGTGCCGGGCGGGACCAGCCTGACGGTCCAACTGCTCGACGGCTACACCTATTTCGACGCGACTGAGGATTTGGTTGGGCCCACCGCCAAGAGCACGATCAGCGCCGTGACTCTTACTGGCGCGCCGGCCGCGACGACCGAGTGGGATGAGGCGCTGATCGGCGTCGAGCGCGGCTATCCCGGCGCGTGTGCACTGCATCGCAACCGCCTCATGCTGGGTGACTTCCCGGCTGCGCAGAACGTCATGGCCGCCAGTGCGACGGGCGACATCACCGACTTCAACACCGGCAGCGGTCTGGAGACGGACGCGATCATCGAGCGGGTCGGCCGCGAGACCTCGCTGGGCCTGCGCCATTTTGGATCGACCGAGCAACTGCTGCTGTTCACTGAGGGCGGCGTCTATTATGTCCCCGAGCAGGTGGCCGCGCCCCTGTCGCCAACCAACTTTGAACTGCTGAAGATCGGACCCGAGGCGGCTGGCGACCCTGTGCCGCTGGACGTGACTGAGGGCAAGATGTTCATCGAGCGCGACAGTGGCCGCGCCATGATCTGTATTCCGACCGGCAACGTCCGCCGCTCGTGGGACATCAGCGACCTGTCCGAGCTTGCCTATCACCTGATGGGCACGCCGGTTGAGATGGAGCTGATGGCGGCCGGCACTGAGAGCGACCGCCTCGTGCCGGTGCTCAACGCTGCCGGCGACATGGCTGTGCTGACGTTCCGTCGCAGCGCGCAGTTCTCAGCCTGGGGCGTCTGGTCGACCGTCGGCTCGTGGCGCTCGATCGTCTATGCGGGCGGTTTCCTCTACGCCGTGTCCGAGCGCACGATCAACGGCTCGACCGTGTTCCGGCTGGAGAAGTTTTCCTCAACCGCATGGGCGGACGGCATGATCTCGCTCGCGACGATCACGACGCCTGTCACTCAGTACGCGGGACACACGGTCGGCGTCTGGGACGGCAACAACAAGATCGGCGAGTTCGCGGTCAACGGGTCGGGCGTGCTGCAGGGCGTCGACGACAGTTACGGCGCCGTGCAGGTGGGGCTGGACTTCACCGTGACGGTCGAGGGCGTGCCGCCGGTCGATCAGCAGATGGGCCTGCGTCCAAACTACAAGATCACGCGCGTTGACGTGGACGCCGTCAACTCGACCGGGTTCACCGGCAACGGTCGCAACCCGTCCGGCTGGGTCGGCGGCATCGGCGGCGGCACGGGCGCGCAAACCGGCGTGCGTCGCTTCCGTCCGCTAGGTCGCGGCAAATACCCGACGTTCACGATTCAACAGACTGTCGGCGGGCCGCTGCAGGTCCGGTCTGTCACAATGGAAGTCACAAGCTGATGGGACAGTCGACCCCGCTTCTCTCCGCGATCATGCAGGTTGGCCAGGGCCGCGCTCAGGCCAAGCAACTCGGCATGGAAAGCCTGATGCTGAAGCGTCAGGCGGGCGACGTTGACCTG